AAGGTCAGAAAGGCCAGACGGGCGATACGGGTAATACTGGACCTTCGGGATCTAATGGAAGTGACGGATCTAAGGGCCAGAAAGGTCAAACTGGAAATACTGGTCCGACGGGTAGTACGGGTAGCGCAGGATCTAACGGATCTAAGGGGCAGAAAGGTGCTACGGGATCTCAAGGATCTACAGGTCCGACTGGCCAGAAAGGTGCTACGGGAAGCACAGGACCAAGCGGAAGCAACGGATCTAACGGAAGCGACGGAGATAAAGGACAAAAAGGCCAGACTGGTGCTACTGGCTCTGGCGGATCTACTGGTCAGAAAGGTCAGAAAGGCCAGACGGGTGGAACTGGACCTACGGGATCTACTGGCGGAACTGGACCGACTGGATCGCAGGGCAACAAAGGACAGAAAGGCCAGACGGGGAACACGGGTTCTACGGGAAGTACGGGTCCGACTGGAAGCACGGGTTCTCAGGGAAGTAAGGGTCAAAAAGGCCAGACGGGTGCCACAGGTCCGACTGGTGGAACTGGTCCAACTGGTCCTTCAGGAAGCAACGGGAGTAATGGTTCTAACGGTGCTAAAGGTCAAAAAGGTCAAAAAGGTGCTACAGGTTCGCAGGGTAGCACTGGCCCGACTGGTCCTACGGGATCCACAGGAAGTCAGGGAAGCACGGGTCCGACTGGTCCTAGTGGTGGAACTGGCCCTACGGGTGCTAAAGGACAGAAGGGTGCTACGGGAAGTTCTGGAGGAACTGGCCCGACTGGTCCTGCAGGTGGAACTGGTCCGACGGGTGGGACTGGTCCTCAAGGACAGAAGGGACAAAAAGGTGCAACTGGATCGTCAGGTGGGACGGGTCCGACTGGTCCTTCGGGTGGCACAGGTCCAACAGGTCCAACTGGCCCCGCAGGTGGTTTCTCAACAAACTCAAATGCTCAAGTTAATAGCTTAGGAGTAGGCACAGCAGGATCTGGAACTGCGGGAGAAATCCGAGCTACAAATAATATTACTGCTTTCTATTCTGATAGAAGATTAAAAGACTTTGAAGGTAAGATCCCGAATGCTCTAGCAAAAGTTCTTGCCCTGAATGGTTATTACTTTAGAGAGAATGAATTAGCTAAAGAACTAGGCTACGATAATACTGATAGACAAGTAGGTGTATCTGCACAAGAAGTTCAAGATGTTCTTCCAGAAGTTATTACGAAAGCTCCGATAGATGATAAATATCTTACAGTATGGTACGATAAATTAATTCCGCTTTTGATAGAAGCTATAAAAGAGCTAGAAACTAAAAAAGCAGATAAATAAAAACAGAGGTTTAAATGAAAGCCATTTGGCAAATGTGGGCAGAAGCTCTAGATCAAGATACAGTCTCAAAAATAATCCAAGAGTGCGAATATTACAATCCTGCGGAAGCGATTACGGGATTTTCAGGCGATCACAAAGACAAAAAAATTAGATCTAGTGAAGTTCGTTGGATTAACAAAAGAGATCCCAACTCTAAATTTATATACGATCTCCTTTGGTATTATGCCGAGGAAGCTAACAGATTTGCCTTCGGAGTAGATATAGATTATCTAACCGATATTCAATATACAATCTACGACGCTAAAGACGAGGGACACTATAACTGGCACTACGATACATTCTGGGATAACGATAAAACTACAAAAGACAGAAAGCTCTCTATTACAGTACAATTATCAAATGGAGATACAGATTACGAAGGCGGAGAGTTTGAATTAGATAAACAATACGAACAACCCAATCAACAAGATCTTAGATCTCAAGGAACTGTATTAGTGTTTCCAAGCCCAATAATACATAGAGTCAAACCCGTGACTAAAGGTGTACGAAAATCTTTAGTAGCTTGGATAGAAGGACCAAAGTGGAAATGATTAAAACATTTATAGAAGTCGGAACCTGTGATTTTGACACGAACTTAGAATTAATAAATAGTGGCGATTGGTTAGGTGTTATGTGCGAACCTGCACCGAAGTATTTTAAGAACTTAGAAAATATTGTTGAAGGATCTCCCTACAGAGAAAATCTACATCTAGAAAATATTGCGATAAGTGATTTTGATGGAGAGATTGATTTTACTGTGGCAAAAGATATGACGACTACAGATAGATCTCTAGGTTGGGCTAGAGGGATCTCAAGTGTCACAGCAGAAAATCACAAAGGAGAAAGGATCTTTGATTACAAAGATAATCACAAATTTGTAGAAGAGCATATTACTGTGCCGTGTATGAGATTAGATAGCCTGATCGCTAAGTATAAGTGGGAGCATATTAACTATCTAAAATTAGATGTAGAAGGACACGAAACAAATATTATTGAAGATTATTCTTGGGATATAAAACCTGATTTTATAAAGCTAGAGCATTCGCATATTGACGATTTATACATATCTAATATTTTAAGATCTCACGGATATATTGTTTATAACGAACAAAGAGATCTCTACGCTATCAGATGAAAAAAATAGTCATTTCTTTATTACGCAGAACCGATAGAAAAAAACATTTTCATACTAACAAGCTTTCTGATTTTGAATACATAGAAGCAATAGATGGTAAGAATATGCCAGATCGTGTGTACAGATCGGTAAGAGCAAGGGAAGGATATCTAGATCCATTCTTAAATAGGCCACTCTTAGAAGCTGATGTAGCCGTTCGCCTATCTCATAAGAAAGCATGGGAAAAAGTTGTTGAAGAGGGCAAACCCTGTATCGTAATGGAGGACGACTGCGTAATTAATGAAGATCTTTGGAATGAAGAATATTACGAAGAAGTTATACAGAGTTTTGACTTTCTGTATCTTCAAAGGAACGAGAACGAACCAAGCAAAGTTAAATCTATAAACGACAATCTTGAGATCCCTTACTATCCTTACAATATGACTGCGTATGTTATTAAGCCAGAATCAGCTCGTATATTGCTCTCTAATATCGTTCTAAGCGATTTTATTCCTATAGATGAATATTTACCTGAACTTATAAGAAACGGCTCTCTAGAAGCCGTAGCATTAAAAGTAGATAGTTGTAATCAATTAAGCAGAAACAGTTGGAGTGGATCCGATATAGAAAAAGATCCTAAGATCTACAGACCTTACAAAACTCATGCTCTGATCTGCGGAACTGATAGGAAGAAATGTAGCAGAGTAAATTCTTCTGCTAGAAGATACGGAATAGATCTCAAGAATATTGGCAATAATGTAGATTGGAAGGGGACAGACATGACAAGCTACGGCGGGGGCATGAAGATAAATCTAGTCAAAGATTACATTCAGGATCTTCCCGATGAAGATGTAATATTGTTTACTGATGCTTATGATGTATTTTATGCAGATGATCTAGATACTATCTTAGAGAGATACGAAGATTACGGAGCTGCAGTAGTCGTATCAGCAGAGGATAAATGTTGGCCAGATCCTTCTATCGCAGATCAATTTCCACAGACCAAAACAAAATACAGATATATTAATTCAGGAACTTATATTGGCAGAGTAGATGAATTAAAAAAGATCTTTTCTCACGGAGATCTCAAACATCACGAGGACGATCAATTATTTCTTCATAAGGCATACTTAGAAGGTCTATACGACATTCTTTTAGACGAGGAGTGCTATATCTTCCAAACGCACGAACCTGCCGTAGAGAAGCTAGGATCTCAATTACATAATCCGATAACTAGATGTTGTCCTTGTATCTATCACGGCAACGGTGGTCAAGACGCAGAAGAAAAGTTTTTAGATCTCTATAAACAATTCTTTGCAGATGTATCAGCACCTTTATTTATTCCGCATAGAGATTATGAGATCTTAGATAGAGATATGCTTCTTGTAGATTTTATGACACAAGAACAATGCGAAAGACTTATTGAGATCTCTGATAATCATGGGGGTTGGGGTTCTCTTGCATACGATAAGTTTCCTGCGCAAGAAATAAGAATGAGAGAGCTTGGATTATGGGAAGAGTTAGAAAATCATTGGAATACTTATATCGTGCCTACAGTAGAAGAATATTGGAAGCCGATCTTAATGTATGGGCTAAGAGATGGTTTCGTAATGCGATATGCTTTAGATACACAGGTCAGCTTAAATTTACATCACGACGCTTCGCTAGTCACGGGATCTGTAAAACTTAATGAAGATTACAAAGGGGCAGAGCTAATATATCCAAGACAGGGGATCTCAAATACAGATATTCCTGTAGGTAAAATGCTACTGTTTCCCGGTGCTGTATCTCACGGACACGAATGTTTGCCTTTAAAAGAAGGCGTAAAATATTCTTTAACGATTTGGAGCTGTAGATATCCTAGTGATACAATCTGATTATGGCTTATATTTCAAAGATTTTAACGGCAGAAGAATACCAAGATCTATGCGAAAAAGGGATCGTTAGATCTATCTGGGAAAGCTCTAAACCTTATCTTGATATTTCCCGTAATTACGACTACAGAGAAGCCGTAATGAAGGACTGGAAAACTAATGAAAGGTTTTCTCCTGAAGAGATAGACACGCTCTCCGACGACGACAGATACGATTTCTGGGAAAGATTGTTGATGGGTTATGTAGAAGATAACAACCCTAACGCAGATTTAGCGCACCAACCTAAATATTTAATAGGCGTAAGAGACGACGATTACTGGATTACGCTTACGGCTGTATATCACGACACCGTAGAAAAGACTTGGAACATTTGTTTAGCTCTAGGCAGAGATGATCTTTCGGGATCCCGAGCTTATTATTTTACAAAACCATATCATGTTTCAAGAGTAGCTATTCCGAAAAGTAAGGGTTGTACAACTCAAGTTGCTTATATGCTTCCTGATTCAGATATCCAAGGTTTAGTCGGGGGATCTAATAAAGCTAGAGCCTACGATCAACTGCATGATGTTTACGATTTCAGTTCAATTAAAGTAGAAAATATAGATCAGAGATATTATTACAAACGACCTGCTATGATGGCTCTGCCTACTGAGGACGACGATAGCGAAGTTGAAGAACCTGCTAAAGTTATGTACGATTACACAGTACAGCTTATTAAACATAGCAACGACTACAAATGAGCACACTAGGATCTTCAAATATTTCTTGGGACGCTATCGGTGATGTGTTCCAGAACTTCGGCAACGCTTCTAATAACAATGGAAGGTCAGGATCTTTTACTGTCGGAAATAATACAGAGCTTAAAGAAAGAGCACCAAGACAGAACGGATCTACAAAAGCAAATACTACAACTAATATTTTTCAAGCTGCAGACTTTAAAGGTGGATTTAGAGTTGTGCCAGGTCATCAAACATACTCTACAGGATCTACTAAATCTCAACAGAACAACGCTATCTTCGGGTGGGGTACAGCAGGGGGAGTTCAAGCTGCAACAGGTGGAGAAGTGACTACGGCTCAAGGATCTCTCTGGGACGGAACAAATGTTTATACGACTCAGGCAAAACCTCTATCAGGTTTAGGATCTCAATTTGATGGTAATAAATGGCTTAGCTTTATCGGATATCATTCTGTCGGTTTTACTTTTACTGGGATCTTAGTATTTGAAGGTGGAGGTGCGCAGACTAATGATACTGATTGGACTTCTATAAGCTTCGCAACTGATGCACCTTCTGGTTTAGGAACTGGAGGAACAGCAGGAACGACTTATACAAGATCAGGTAATTTTTCAGTAAGCTCAGGATTCAATAGAGTTATATACGAAACTCCTGCGATCCTTGGAGGAAACACTTTTTCTGGATCTAATACTTGGTACAATTTGCTCTAAAACAAAAAAAGGGAGATAATTAAATATTACAGGAGTAAGTATGGAAAAAGAAAAAAAGCCAGAGGGCTCAAGATATAAATACAAAGATAAAGAAGGTAATGAAACTGTTTATCTTTTAGAGAAAATGTCAGACCTCGGCAAAGAGATCTTTAGAAGATTACAGAACTGCGAACAGAATAGACTAAGCATTAACGAAGCAGTTGATAACAACGACATTCTACAAGCTCATTATCGTAATATCTTACATAAGGAATTGGGTATTGGTAATGAAGGAAGCAAAGGAGAACAAAAGTAATCTAGAACAGCACGAAGAAATTTGCGCACTTAGATTTTCTCAAATAGAAGCACGCCTAGAAAGTGGATCCAAGAGGTTCATAAGAATGGAAGGCATGATTATTGGGCTATATGTTTTAATTATTGGCACTCAGATCCTCGGAGCAATAATATGAGTGGATTAGTAATAACAACAGAACCGACACAAGAGCCACTTACACTACAAGAAGTCAAAGAATATCTTAGAGTTGAAGATAATACAGATGAAAGAAATCTGCGACCTCTGATAGAAACAGCAAGAAGATACTGCGAAGAACATACAGGCAGGACTTTAATATCAACAACTTATACACAATTTTTAGATACGCCAGACGAATTAGAAGATCCTTTATGGGAAGGAATACGGACTGGTCCATATCTTAACTTTTACAAGAATTATTTTCAGTTATCAAAAGCACCTGTAATCTCTGTAGTTCATATAAAAACTTACGACGATTCAGATAATGCTACGACTTACGCTTCTTCTAAATATTATGTAGATAATGCAGGAGAACCCGCAAGAGTTGTTTTAAGAAAAGGAGAAACTTGGCCAACAGATTTACGAGTAGCTAATGCAATAGAAATACAATTTACTGCAGGTTATTCTTCGCCCTTTTCCATTCCTGAGCCACTTCGTATGGGAATGCTACAACATATTGCTTTTTTATACGAGCAGAGAGGAGACAATCAAGAGTATCTATCTGCCCGACAATTCCCCTTAATGATAAAAAGTTTGTATGCTCCGTATGTAATTCACTCAGGAATGGGATCTTCTACGCTAATGGCTATTGGCTAATGTTTAATCTAGGCAGACTTAAATATAAAGTAGAGCTACAAAAAGCCACACAGACCTCAGATGGAGCAGGAGGTGTCACAGAAACATATTCAAAGATTGCCGATCTATATGCTGATATAAAGCCGATTTCTGCAATAGAAAGGCTAAGACAGGGGAAGGTCCAAGAAACGATTACACACGAGATCTACATTCGTTATAGAAGTGATATAAGTCCTTTTTACAAGATAGTTTTAGGATCTAGAGAATTTAATATCAAAGGCATAATAGATCTAGAAAATAAAAATAGATTTCTCAAGATCTCAGCTACGGAAGGAGAGGTGCAATAGTGGCTAGTAAAAGAGGAGATTTCAATACAATAAATGAGATCCTAGAAGCTCGTTTTAAAAAAATTAAACCTAATGTAAAAAGAGCAATGTTCAGATCTACTACGCTAGTGCAAAGGAAGATGATTGAGAATATAGATGGAGGATCTAGATCAGGAAGATCTTACAAGAGAGGAACAAAAATACATACAGCTTCTGCGCCCGGCGAGTTTCCTAAAACTGACAGAGGAGAATTAGTGAGATCTATTACAACAAACATAGTAGATAAAAACACAGTAGTCGTAGGACAAATTATTGCTAGTGCAGATCATGCCCAAGCTCTAGAATTTGGAACAACTAAAATGAAGAAAAGGCCATTTATGCAAAGAACATTAGATCAGCAAACTAAAAGGGTGCATAAGATCTTCCAAGAAGAGGGGTATTTAACATAATGACTATCGGTGTATTTCCTCTACAACAAGCAATTTTTACAGCTATATCTAACGATAATACTATTACTAATACTTACGGAGCTACGGTCGTAGACGAAGTCGTAGGATCTACAACATATCCTTTTATAAATATAGGCGACGATACAATTACCGATTATTCTACGAAAGATCTAGACGGGGGCGAGATTACTATGACGCTTCATATCTGGTCGCAATACAAGGGAGCTAAGGAAACTAAACAAATTATGGACAGATTGCATGAAATATTGCATGATAGTAGTCTGAGTGTTAGTGGATTTAATCTTATTAACTTACGATTTGAATTCATGGACATTCTAATTGACCCAGACGGGATAACGAGGCACGGGGTTATGAGATTTCGTGCAGTATTATTAGGATAATTTTTATTTAGTAAAGGAGAAATAAATGGCAGCACAAAAAGGAGCCGCACTCTTATTAAAGATCGGCAACGGTGGAAGTCCTGAAGCGTTTACAACGATAGCAGGATTACGAAGTACATCTATTACTCTTAATGACGAATCCGTTGATATCACTAATAAAGACAGTTCTGGCAATAGAGAATTTTTAGCAGACGCGGGTGTACACTCAGTCAGCATTTCTGGGTCAGGAGTTTTTACAGATGGTGCTACAGAAGCGACTTTAAGAGCTACGATGAACGCAAGTTCGTTTACAAACTTTCAAGTGATTGTCCCAGACTTTGGAACTTATACTGGAGCTTTTATGTGTGCTTCTTTGGAGTATGCAGGAGAGTTCAATGGCGAGGTGACTTATTCCGTCACTTTAGAAAGTTCTGGTGCGATAACATTCGCTACAGTCTAAGGGTAAATAATGGCTTGGGAAAATTGTAAAGTTAGTTTAGGCAAGGGCAAAATTGATGCTCAGCTTAAAGGATCTCAAATCTTTTTACCCTTTGAAAAGGGCATGAAGGTTGGCGATAGCATATCTTTAAATGGTAAATCAATGCAGGTTAATTCTTGGGAGTTAGATCCTAGAGGAGAAGCCTTAATAATAGATCTCGCAATGGCGGG